GTGTTATCTTGTTGAAACGCTTTTTCATCCGCGTTCCAATCATAAACTGCGCTGTTTGTTTCGCGCAGTGAAAGCGCAACGCTCAGTGATGGATTTCCGTCATCATCCGCTGATGTCACAAGCGACCATTCTGCCACCTCAAAAACCTTGCTTGTGAAACCCAAACGGCTGTTTGTGATATACACATTATCACCAACTTGCAGATCAAATGCTTTCATACCGAAATTGCCTTGCAACATAATTTGTTGTCGGTTTCGGTATAGTGCTATTTTGGCCAGACGCTGTGCCATCGGTGATGACGTTGTATATGGAAGATCGTAATCTAAAAAACGCCGCGTGCCGCCATCTTCAGTTTCAAATGTCGTGCTAGTCAACGCCGGATAATCTGTGACGATATAGTTGGTTTCTGGCGGCGCAAATATGCCTTTGATCGCGTTATAGTTATCACGCTTCGATTGTTTGGTTTGCAATGTAATCGGGCTGATCAAATCGTTTTCGTCAAGCGTGATAGTTGGTGTGCTATATTCTGCAACTTTAATCGAAAATTTGCCGTTGCTGTATGACAATAAACCGCCACAGCTTGTGATCATTTCCTCTAATATCCGCTTTGGCGCGTTTTCTGTTGTGAACGTGCCGTGGATTTCATAACGATTTTCTGTACCGCCACCAGATATAGTCGCATCAAGCGCAACACTTTCATCACAAGCGTTTGCGGCGGCATTAAATGCGGTGTCATTGATTTCTGTCGTGTCTGCCGCAAAGCCATATTTGGTGTTTGTCAAATAATCGCGTATGGCAAGCGCGGGGTTTGCACTAAATGCGGTTGTCGCTGTGCGTGGATCATACAGTTTTTTGCCGCGAACCAATGCGCTAAAATTAGGCAAGCCAGAAGGGAAAGCATCGCGGTCGTATTCTAGCCGCACATACATATATGCAATGCCGCTTAGTTTGTGGTCACTTGTCCAATCGCCACCGCTTTCAGTAATCAAATTTGCATTAGCGGCTTGACCATCTGTGCCAAGCGCAGTTTCAACGCGCACTAAACCGGCATATTGATCAGGTGCGGTGCATAGGCCATCACCATCCAATGTTAATTCGATGTCATTGCAAAATATTTTTTGATAGCTATCAATTTCGTGCGAACACAACAAAATAACCATATGCAAAAATTTATTATCATCTGTTGATTGCACATAACCAAGCACACCAGATACCCGCGTTTCGCCATAAACAAAACGCCGTGGCACCGTTGGCTGTTTGATCATCTGTGTGCGGTTCGCACCTTCGGTTGCAAAACTGCTGTAATCCGGCAAATCTTGCCGCGCGGCCATTGCATAACCGGCACTTGACAAAGCAATAGTAGTCGCGGCCATCGCCCAGTTGCCGGTGAAAGCATACGTTGCGGCAACGATAAGCGTTACCGGATCTTTTACAGCTTCTTTGAAGCCACCAAAAAAATCGCTAACCCAACTCATTTAGCCGCCCCAAACTATTTGTTTGTCTTGCAGATCAGCGATATATTCTAAACCCTTGTCATTCGAAAAATCTATTTTCTGATCTTCGCTAGTATATCGCCGCACCCGTGGCACATCCAGATCGATCAACCGGCTTTCACCGTTTATCGTTATCTGTGCGCTATCACCGCTTTCGGATATGTTCATTACATCCATCTGGCCACGAAAGGCAACATATGGCGTGTCTATGATTGCGCCAGATGCGTCTAAGGTGCCAAAATACAACGTCATCGTGCGGCCTTGATAGTTCTGATTTAACGCTGGTGAAATGATTGATGATGGCAAGCCTGTAAATCCTATTGACACACCGTTTGCGCGGATTTCGCCGGTTTCTTCAAGTTCGCTGATGCTCATAATGTCACCACCGCCAAGATAGGTTTCACCGCCAATGGTCAGATCACCGTAACCCGTCCAAACGCGCAAATTTCCATCATCAAAATCAAGATCGATAGCAAAAAACGGCCTGACAACATCAGCCGTTAATGCGGTATCAAAATTACTGCCTAACGATCTAGTCATAGGGTTTCAACCGCGCCAAATGCCATTGAATAGAAACCGGCGTTATCGATTGTCCAATTTGTAGTTGGCGTTGATAGCTGGAACAGACCTTTTGCACCTGACACAACAACCGTTGCATCGTCTGCCGGTGACGACCGTAAATCTGGCCATATCTGCAAAGTTGCTTCGCCAGATGCGTTGCTATCGACATCATCAAGCACTTTGTAAAGCTGTGACGATGTACCGGTGCCAAGCTGTATATAGTCACCCGCCTTTAGATAGCCCGTGGCTGACGCTGGAAGCCCGTCTATGTCCAGTTCGTCACCTGTCTGGCTTGCACCGTTTACAACCGGCGTGCCAGCCGTTGTAGCCGCACTGCCGCGCGGTGTAGCCGCATTTGGATCGCCTAGCAAAAACGTGCCGACCGGCCCGTACAGTTTCATAAAAAACGTGATCCATTGTTCGGCATCTTCGCGTTTCATTGGCGGCAACGCAATGTCAGCTTCCCAGCGTTTACCCTGATATTCGAATTTTTGCTGTGAAAACGTAAATGGTGACGTGGTGATGCCGACAACATTACGCGCTATCAGGTTCACTGAAAAGATGCCGGTATGTGTCGGAAATGTTATCGGGTAGGTGATGGCCATAATTAACCCCCAAACGCTGAACTAAATGACCCACCACGCCGCCGCGCATCCAATACCGCACCTTTTGCGGCTTCTTTGATTTGCGGCAACATATTAGTCACTTCAGCGCGTACTGTTTGCGATATTCCCGTTGTCAGATTGATAGTCTGATTGACGACTACACCGCCGCCACCGCCCAGCTTGTCATTTGGCACAACAGTACCGCTACCGCGTGGCACAAATAATTCTGGCCCTTTTTCACCCACAATATATGGCGTGTTACGCATTGCGGGGCCGCCAGATGCCAAGCCTGCCGGTATATATGTATTTGCGCCTGCACCTACTGTGCTGTAACCACCGCCGCCGCCGAAACCGCCCAAAAAACCGGCTATGCGACCCGTGATCTGTTGCTGTATAGCCATACGCATAAGATCGCTGATGATGCTTTGCGCCATCGATTTGAACGCATCTTTGGCCGACATCGTGCCTTGCATTACACCCATCAAACCATCTTCTAACTTGTTCAGCCCACGCACCGCAATATTGTCCAACTGTTTTCCGGTGTCACGCGCCGCCGCCGCATAATTCTGCAACCCGCTAGTGCTTTCGTGCGTTAATATTGTCACGCCTCTGATAGCCTCTTGTGTTTTTTGCGCCTCTTCTTTTGTTCGCTCAAAACCAATTCGCAAATCTTCAACTGCTTGTGATTGATCAATAATAACTTTCGGTAACTGCGATCCGCTGTCATTCAGTTCATCATAAGCATCAGCGATACCGCGAATACGCGCCTCAAATCCTTTAAACAATTCGGCTTCTGGTATGACATCCATAAAACTGACATTTTCAGCAATCTTGTTGTATCCATCAATAAAGAAATTGACAAAATCACGAAACGCGCTGATGGAATTGGCTATCCCGATTAATAGCCATTTTGTGAAAAACTCAGCCAGATCAGCCAATTTAGGCAATAAAAATGATGTGATTTTTCTGCCGATGCTTGCGAATGTTTCACCAATTTTTGCAAAGCGATCATTAGCATCTTCAGTCGCTTTTGCGTTTGCCTCAGTTAGTTCAACTGTAAATTTGTTAAATTCTTCGCGCAACTTGTTCATTTCTTCACTGCCGGCTTGCAATGTATTGATCAAGTTGACACCAGACCGTCCAAACAAATCGAATGCAATACGCACGCGATCAGCGGGATCTTTGATTTTTGCAAGCCTGTCAGCGGTGAGATTAAGCAGTTCATTTGTCGGTCGCAGATTGCCTGCCGCGTCTGTAACTTTGATACTTAATGCTTCAAACGACCGCAGGCCAGTGCCGATGCCGGTACTAGCCTCAGATATAGACCGATTAAAGCGTGTCAGACCTTTTTCTAATTCTTCGGCTGACGCACCTGTTTGACCGGCGGCAAATTGTAATGATTGCAGTTCGTTGACCGTCATACCAAGACGGCTTGACGCTTTGGCCAGATCGTCTATTTGATCTGCCATTAGTTTTAGACCGGCACCCGCGCCAAGTGCCACAAGTGCGCCTTGCACGCTCATTATCGATTTTCTGACGCGGCCTAATCCGGCGGCAACTTTGCCAAATGCACGTTGCGTCTTATCAATGGCCGATATGGTAAATCTAAGATTTTGATCGGCCATCTTCCATCACCTTATAATATGCAAACCATTCATATAATTCACTCAGCGTTAATTCTTCGATCTCGCTTTGTGTTTTGTGCAAGCGATCCGCCAAGGCCATAATATTTAGCCGAAGCGGATCTTGCTTTAGTTTTTTTCAGCATCCTCAATACTATCAATGTCACTGAACATCTTGCCAGCAATGTCACTGATCAGCGTCACGCTTTCTTTCATAAGATACATCTTATCTTCTAGCGTGAATAGACGCTTGCCATCGGCATCTTCAGCTTTGTTAATAATCAGATCAATCATACCCGTAATCGTCATATTATTGAGAAAATCTTTATGCTTTCTCTGTAGCTTATCGATGTCTCCGGCGGTAATAGGGCCACAGTATATAATCAATGGCTGATCTTCTTCGCCCCACTCAACAACCTCGATTTGTTTACGTTGCAACGCACGCCGCGCCGCGATCTGTTCTCCCAAGCCCATTATTTACCCCTATGATACGGTTGTTTCAGTCAGACCGCCTGTGCCTTGGAAGCTGTAAGTTGCGGTCACGATACCGTCAGATGTTACACCGATTGACCGGCTGGTTACAATAGCT